TTGCAAGCATTGCTCTCCCCCGAGAGAGCTGCCTCTAACGACTGAATACTGGTCTGTGAGAAGCAGATCACGAGACGGTTTTGCTAGTAAGTGCAAGGACTGCGAACGCAGAGACCACAAAGAGTACTACATGCGACGCAAGAAAGATAAACGCAGGAAGGAAGTGCATCGCAAGTCCAACTACAAACTCCTGTACAACATCACTATTGAGGACTTCAATCGTATGTTCGAAGAGCAGGGGGGAGCTTGTGGTATCTGTGTCACTAAAGACGTTCCGTTAGTAGTCGATCATGACCATGCGACGGGGGAGCCTCGGGGTTTGTTGTGCAATGCTTGCAACCATGGATTGGGAAGGTTCCGAGATAGCGTTGTAGTGCTCTCAAGCGCCATAAGATATTTGGAGAATCACGATGCCAAAAGAAACGCAACAATTGTTAGATGAAAGGGGCAAGAGCTACGGTAATGCTCACTACCTTACCGGTCTTGTCCTTGGAGTCCTGAAGAAACCGTTGGGCGAGATGCTGGCAAACGCTCCAGAACTTTCCCATGACTGGATCCAGGTACTTTCTAAACTTATTCGGATACTGCACGACCCGTATAAGATCGATAGTTGGGATGATCTTATCGGATACGCCATGCTATGTAAGAGGATCATAGCTGGAGAAGGAGAAAACGATGGCTGAACAAACATACCGTCCGTACAATAACAACGCACAGCAACAACAGAACCAGCAACGGCAATACCAGGACAGATACCGACGTAATGCGAGCACTGCAATGGATACGATCTTCGGATTGGGTCCGCATATCATTGCGTTGACATCGTTCGCCTTGTCTCTCACCGCACTCATAGCTCTTGTAGGCATGGATGCAGTTACAGGCAAGTTCTCATCGACCCACATGATGAACAACAATGAAGGAATGGGTTGGTTCATGTCCTTGGGCACCACTGGTGTTGTGCTGGCACTGGTTGGCATGGTTATGTACTCGATCCGAGAGCGATGGCACATTGCAATAATCCTTCTATTCATTGCTATGGCTGCTATCCCCGTATGCATCGATATCTACTTCGATGGGATGTCTGTGGACATCATTCGCTTTGGACAGTTCGTTGATCTAAGCGCCATGCCTCCAGGAATCGTATTGCCTATGGCTGAGATACTACCCCACAAACTGTTCCGCGTTATGGTGGGAGCGCTATCTGCTGTTGGCGAACCCCTTGCAGCACTGTCCGTAATCATCTTCCCAATCATGAGAGAACTGTTCAAGGGTGCATCATGACAACAATAAAATACCGTGTCAACGAGATGTTTAGTAGCGTTCAAGGTGAGGGTGTCTTGGTTGGAGTACCAAGCACCTTCATCCGCTTACAGGTGTGTACTGTGGGTTGCCCTTGGTGCGACACTAAGTACACATGGGCACAGGGAGGGGAGCTTTACACCTTGGAAGATATCGTAAAGGTTGTTGAATCGTTTGGGAACCAACATGTTGTCATCACAGGCGGCGAGCCTACCTACTGGAACCTCGACCCTCTTTTGGCAGCTCTGCACGAGTTGAACCTGAACACGCAACTCGAGACCTCAGGTCAGAACGCTCTCAAAGGTAAAATCAGACCTCGATGGGTGACGTGGTCACCTAAACAGAATCTAGGGTTCGAGGCCCCTATGGCGATCAAGAACATTGTCGACGAAGTCAAGTACGTCATCGATGATGTCATTCAACCTGAGGACATTCAAAAAGGCATCGACTACATGTTCTACGAGCGACGCGATCCGCGCATTCACATCGTACTCATGCCTGAAGGGTGTCCTCCAGAAACACCATCAATCCATAAGACGATGCAGTACCTGAAGGGTGCCGACGGCGAAATCGATTTCCACAACCTGCCAACCCGATTTGGTTGGCGGCTGCAATACACACTAAAGGTGAGGTGAATCATGGCGAAAGGACGCAAACACAAAGAGGTACCAATGCTCGACAGGTTAGGAGATTTCTTAGTAGAAATCTTCGGGCACGATGCCTGGGATGACGGAGCAGCTAGAACGGCTGAGAGATGGATCAGGGCGATGAGAGAGTTCTCTCCTAAAAAGGAGATGGACTTCAAAGTCACGACCTTCCCTGCCAACGTCAATCAACTCATCACTGTCAGCAACATTGAGTTCGCATCAATCTGCAGGCATCATCTGTTTCCGTTTGTTGGGAAGGTTCATGTTGGCTACGTACCCAACAAACTCATGGTAGGACTTAGCAAGATACCTCGTATAGTCCACCACTTCGCATGCCGCCCTCAGACTCAAGAATTGCTGACTGCAGAGATTGCCTCGTTCATCAAACACGAACTCGAGGCCATGGGTGTAGCTGTAGTCATCGAGGCGACACATACATGCATGAGTTCCAGAGGCATTCGCGAGCACAATGGAGTCATGAGGACATCCGAAATGCGTGGGGTCTTTCTAACTGCAGGAGAGGCTCGCAGAGAATTCCTCAATCTAATTGGGAGGTAAGAATGAAACTGGCCCTCATTACTGACCCGAAAGGGTTCAAGGTTGTCGAGATGTTCAAAATGGGGTATCATCTCGTGCTGGCAGCGGAGGTGCTACAAAGTAAAGCATACAGAGATTTCTACCGCGAAGCCTCCGAAAGAGGTCAGTTCATACTTATGGACAATGGAGCAGCGGAGAAAGGAACCCTGTCTCTAAGCGACTTGATGAAAGCGGCAGAAGCAATCAACGCTGACGAGATTGTGCTTCCTGATGTTATGGGAGACAGCGCTGCAACATTCAGAGCGTCAACTAACCCTGAAGTGCTTGATGCTGTCCCGCCTAAGATGCGTGCAGTGGTTCCACAAGGCAACACAGTTCATGAGTGGTGGGCTTGCGCAAACCTCTTGGCGGGCAACATGGAGTTCGCAACTCTATGCATCCCTAAACATGCTGAGAGGTTTCCGGGAGGACGTGCAGGCATTCTCAAACTAGTGCACAAACTCAATTGGCACACCACGTACCATATCCACTTGTTGGGTATCTGGGATGATCCATGGTCCGAGATAGCGTCCTTGAGAGAGTTCAGGAGTTGGGTAAGAGGCATCGACACAGCTCTTCCGTTCGCTCTTGCCCAACACGGCATTACACTGTCATCTGAACGTATCGATCATGTGTCACATACTTGGGGCCGTAAGTTTGACACAGCACTGGCTTACAACAACGTCAACACTCTTTGGTCGCTTGTCTGGAACTACCCCAATGCCAGTAATTAGTTTTGGCACTAGTGAGTCGTACGCTCACATAGTATATGACAGAGAGAACAAGCTGTGTGTTTTAGTCGCCAATGACGCAGCGCAACTGCCCGATGCGGTTGCTGTTATCCGTTCACTCAAAGCCGACCAGATTTGGATCATAGCTCCAAAAGGGTCAGAGAGATTCTTTGGCTCACTAGTCGAGGCTCAGGAGTATGTGTTATATGAACTCTACATCTAAACTTAGTGGGGCTCGTTGTTGGGAATGTTCGTTAATCGATTGTCCTGTCGTTCCCCCTTCGGGCCCCAAAGATGCTCGTCTTGTTGTAGTAGGTGAAGGTCCTGGACAGGTTGAGGTAGATCGAGGAGAACCTTTTGTAGGACCCAGCGGAGCGCTTCTTGACTACGCCTTACAGAAGGTAAACGTAGATCGTGAAGATGTGTACAAGACGAACGTTGTAATGTGTCGCCCTCCAGGTAATCGGGAACCTCATTACACAGAGGTTCTTGCTTGTATGCCGAGACTCGAAGAAGAGTTGGAAGACGTACAAGGCCCTGTGCTTGCCCTCGGCAAAGTAGCCACTGACGCGCTTGGCATGCAGAACTATGATCGTGGTGTGGTGTTTGATTGGGGCGACAGGAAAGCATCACATACGTACCACCCAGCGTACCTACTTCGGAGTCCTGGCGACAGCAAGTACTTGTTTGCTGATATCGAAAGAATTGTATTCGGTCCCCCTGTGATCAATCCTGAATGGCTCGAGCCCACAGTCAACCATATACAGGATGTGGGTGTACTGGCCGCGTTCCTCAAAGCATGTCCTGACGACTCATGGGTCGCGTTCGACATCGAAACGGATCAGACTCGCTGGTATGTTGATTACTTCGGGAAGCCTGGTGATCCGATTCTCATGTTGCAGATTGCGTGGGACGACCCGATCTGGGGTCTTACAAACGTAGTCGTGGATGACGTTATGCTCTACGACACTCCAGAAGCGATACCGGTGTTGCAGAAGTTCTTCAATAGGGTACGTACTGTAGGTCACAACGGTAAGTTCGACCAAGTCTTCTTGAAGAGTCATTTGGGGCTCGACATTCATTTGGACTTCGATACTATGCTTGCTCACTATCTTCTGGACGAGAACGGAGAGCATGGCTTGAAGGAGCTGACTACAGAGTACTTCGGAATACCTGACTATGAGGATAGGCTCATCAAGCAATACCTTGCAACTCGGAATGATCGGTACTCCAAGATCCCGTTTGAGCCGTTTGCGAAGTACGGTGTCATAGACGTTTACATGACTCTGGAGTTCCGTAAAATCCTCGGCGCCAAGTTGGAAGCACAGGGGCGATACGACTGGCCGTTCCAGAACATTGTCATGAGAGCCTCGAACGCTTTCGTCCGTATGGAGCTTCGTGGTATCAAGATCGATGTAGATTACCTGATGAAGGTGAGAGACTACATGCAATCGGAGATGGATCGACTTGCATCAGAAGCGTGTCAGATTATCGGACGAGAACCCGGACAGCTGAATCTTCAATCTCCCCAACAAGTGGCTGTTGTAGTTTACGATGAGTTGGGGTTTCCTGAACAGAAGAGCAGGAGACTCAAACCCAGATCAACCAATCATGCAGCAATCGAGGCGATGCAGGGAAAGCATCCATTCATCGACAAGTTATTGGAATACCGTCGCGTAGCCAAAATGAAGCAGTCGTATGCAGACAACATCTACGAGAGCCTTGATCAGGACGGATGTGTACACACAACCTTCTTGCAGCATCGTAACGAGGTTGGAAGACTCTCCGCGCGCAATCCTGCACTGCAGACCATCCCAAGAGCCGAGAGCGAGAAAGATAACAAAGGCTTTTGGGGTGCCATGATCAAAGCGTGCTTCGTTGCCCGCCCTGGGAAAGTGATTGTAGACGCTGACTACTCACAAGCAGAGCTACGGGTGGCTGCAGTACTTGCGATGGAGCCTTTCTTGTTGGACGTGTATGAGCACGATCGCGATCTGCATACAGAAGTTGCAGTTGCAATGTATGGGCCTGGGTGGACGAAAGAACAACGTATGCGGACGAAGATGTTCAACTTCAGTTACCTGTACGGAGGAAGTGAGTTCAGCTTCGCCATGGACGCGGGACTCCCGTTGAAGATCGCGAAGGACTTCGTTCATAACTACAACAAGGTGATGCCCCGCTTAGCTCAGTTCAGGAAAGACCAATTCGCGTTTCTGGACGAACACGGATACGTCGAGTCACCTTTCGGTCGCAGGCGTCATATAGAGATCATTACGAAGGCGAACGAAGACGATGCTCGCAAGGCAGCAGTACATGCACCTGTTGCGGGCACCGCAAGCGACCTCACTCTCCTGTCGGGATGCCAGCTGGAGGAAGAAGGGTTCGATGTTCTTCTTCTAGTACATGACAGCATTCTTGTTGAAGTAGATGAGGATGAAGCAGAGGAGGTGTGGCCTTATGTGAAGAGGGTTATGGAGGAGAAAGGTCAATATCATCTACCCCAAGTCAAATGGAAAGCAGACACCAAAGTGAGGCAACGATGGGCAGATCCCCCCGAAGTGGAAATGAGAGTCCTTTAGAGCTGATCGTCCAGTTCTCCCGACACTATGTTCATGGAAGGCGTAAAGTACACGACCGCTTATGGTTCTTCTCGAAGTACAAGCCCCAGTGCGACAAGCTTCTTGTCTTCGGCGGTCATGTGTACAGGCAGTACGGAGGCTGGGTATGGATACTTTCGAATCGTAAAAACTTACTCGCCCTGTGCAAACTCATCGAACCCATAGAGCACGAGCTAACTAACCCCTCCTTGCACAGGTTTATGAAACGAATGAAGAGGAGGCACCTTCGGGTGTATAACAAATGACTAAAGCCAGACTTGTCATAATGGTGTTTATAGGATCGGTTTCTTGTACTATAATAGCATTGATTTTGTGGTTGTTTTTTACGGTGTATCTAAAATAAAAAGAGAGGCGTGAGCCTCTCTTCTTTTGGTTAGCCCCTGCGCGTCAGTATGGCGTATGAGCCAATACCTCCCACAATGACAACAGCGACATTGAGTATCATCAAGATGAGGGGGTCACTCGATACAGGTTGAAGGTTGATCCATTGCTGAGCGATTCCTATAAGGAACGCGGACAGGGTTCCGGATAGAGGGGTTGCGTAGCTTGTGAGGTCGAGACCGATCGCTCCCATGATGAATTTGAAACCTATCGTAAGCAGCCCGAACAGGAATGCGGTCAGAGCAAGTTGTAGTGCCATCGGGATCTGCACAGCGGCGCTCGTTGCTATGAAAGTCGATCCAGGGTTAGCAACAAGCAGGAGCAGAAAAATGGCGATGGCAGCAGCTACGATGATCCAGACGATGAGAGGGGTTTTCTTCATGGTGTAACTCCTTGACTAAAGGCTCTTATCAACGCTTGAGCGAATCCAGGTACGAGAGCCGCAAGCAGCGATAAGGTGACTACGGTAAGTACAACAGTTACTATGTTTGGTAGAATAGTCTTCCTGAACATTTCAGGCCAGTTTATTTTGTCTTTTGTCATCTCCTTTCTGACTAAAGCTCTTATCCTTTGTGTTGTGTCCCCTTCAGCCTCCGAAACAAGTTTCTGTTTGATCCTTGCTCGGGACATTGCTTCTTCGTATTCTATCCTACGTCGTTGAAGTCTTTCGTTCGTGAGAGAAGCACCCAACGCCTCGATAGCACTAAGCACCTCCGAGTTGCCTTTCAAGTCACGTAGAGTGATGTCGGCCAATGCTTTACGCATCTCCCGCAACTCTAGGAGTATCTGTTCTTCAGGAGTCAGAGGAGGATCAGTTGCCACTAAATCCTTTACTTATGGGTGTCCTTCATCATAGCAACGAACTGCCCAAGGACTATGGGATCAGCCCATTTAGCGATAGTCTGTTCGCGCACCATATACTCGATAGATTCCTCAGGGGTCTTGGCAGGTGCGTAACCACGTACGTGAGTCAGTGCGTCATAGAAGTCGCACACCCGTATCATTCGTGAGCCCAAAGGAATATCTTCGCCCTTGAGGCCGTCAGGGTAACCTGACCCATCCCAATTCTCATGATGATGCTTGACTACATCTCTCACGAACTTGTTTATGGTACCGTTCATAACCATTGCAAGTATCCGATCGCCGAGTACAGGATGGAGTTCGACCATAGCCCTCTCTGCATCGTTCAGCCTTCCTGGATTTCTCCGAATGCTTTCAGGAAGACCTATCTTACCTATGTCATGAAGGTACCCAGCTAACTCGAGATCATGCATCTCTTGCTTATCAAACTTGCCCGAACGCTCAGCAAGCTTTAATGTTAATTCTGCAACCCTCTCCCCGTGTGATACTCCGTAAGGATCGTGCATACCTATAATATGACTTAGGAGGGGAAGAAGTGTGAGACGCGTATGAGACATAACTGTTCCTATTTCAAAGTTACTGAATATCCGTATTCCTGACCAAGATACGATAAGACGGCGTTCCAGTCTGCATCTGAAAGAACACTAGAAAATCCAATGAACTCAGCCATATCCCCTACTAGATTACGACCCGACTGGTTTCCTCTACAGAAGTAGGTAGCACTCAGATTGCCTCCGAGTTGGAATGTCCAAATGTAATTTGTAGATGTACGCGCTACACTACCTGCACTACCCATGCTCACACCGTTTCTATAGGTAGCAGCGCCGTACCAGCTAGAACTCGCGTAGGAAGATGTCGCCCAGTTCGTTGTTCCTCCATGCCAGTTGTTGCTGTTGCCCATGAAGAAATTCCAATCTCCCGTTACGCTACTATTTCCGACAAAAAAGAGTGTTCGAAAGCTGGTAGAGCTAAAGTTGTAAGACATGTAGCCCTGTGAAAACCGTACTGTCGGTTTCCCGTTGATGATATTCGCTTTGTAGATAGGGTTTCCATCTACAGCGGTCCACGGAAATCCCACCCGAACAACGGGTGTTGGTACGGTCTCATTATCATTCTTCGGGTTGTCACTTATCTTCACCCAGGACACAAGATTAGCAATAGAAATGACACCCATCGAAACAGCTCGAGGATCGACAAGACCAGGTATACGACCTCGTGTATGTTGTCTGCTGTTGACGCTCACGCTGCTATCCTGTTCACAAAGCCAGACATAAGAAGGACGTTGGCGCTTCCGGCAAACGCACGTATCTCCAACCCGTTTTGAAGGATCAGGCCTGGAATGACAAGAAACAGTCCAGACTCAGCAGCAATACCGACTTCTATGTTTCCGTCTGGAGCCGTTGCTTCTCCCCACTCAATGGTCAATTTGACTAATGCCGCAGAAGAGTTCACACAATATATCCACACTTCATCCCAATCCGTTGTACCAGCTACGGCTGTATGAATAAGAGTCCCGGGTGTTGCTGTAGCAACAACTTTGATCTGCTTGCCATTAGTAGAACCGGATAACTTTTCTTTCGTGAACGTCGCCATAAGGTCTCCTAGCTAAATACCTGCACTTCAAGAATATCTGCGCCGCCTCCTCCTCCAGGAGCAGAGCCAGGAATCCATTGAGAAGTACCATCATCCCATACCAACGCTTGTCCGTCTGTAGGAGATGAAGCGTCAACATCTAACAAATCATCCAGATGAGTCACTCCTCCTCCCCCACCTCCGGCTCCTAGTTCTTGTAGGGCTGCTTCGACATCCGTGCCTGTAAAGTAGTCTCCTGTATCTGTGATACTGATTGCACTTGCGTCATGCGCGTCACCGGTGTCTGAGATGTGTGCTGCAGCGATAGGTTCTGCGATTGGCGAGTAGGCTGCATCATGGTTATGTGCCAACGTAGCATACAAAGTGTCGAAGTACGTTTTCAACACTGCCTTGATGTTGCTCCATGTTATCTTCTTCAACAGACTGACGCTAACGTCCCAGAACCCTACATAGTCGGCGTTGTCAACAACTGTCTCAGTACCTGCGTCGTTGATTTGCGTTCCAACGCTTGCCGCACTGTCTCCTGTAAACATTCTGAGGTCAATAATGCTACGCTCTTCACTGTCTCGCCGTAACTCTGTTTGCCCTTCGTAAAACTCAAACACGGCAATAGGGAATGCACCTTCTGAAGGTGACGGGAAGTCCTGGTAGTGTAGTATCCCTCTTGATTCGTAAACCGTTCCTGTTACGTAGCTCAACGTACCGTCAGTAAGGACTTCCATCAAAACGTACTTCGCTCCTGCTCCAATAGCATGAGACGACAAGTCGATGTCCTGGTCCTCGACACGTATAGGTGCAGTCATTGAAGTCTGATAGATCATGTCTCCGAACAGTCGTACGTTAAATCCTCCTGCAGGAAGAACTAGCAAAGGAAGAAACTGATCTCTTCGTACCCACACAGTGTCAGGGGCTGGATACTCATGCTGTCCATGATGAAAGAGTATGTATGCAACTTGTTGGGAGATGTTGTGAACCCACCGCACATCAATTATCTTTAGAAGCCACGGCTGCGCTTTATCTCTTCCAATGTATACTTTCCAATCTGCTATGTTGGGCGCTTTGTCGTTAAATACCTCAATGACTTGACCGTTAGCCACACGAACATAAACCATGCTTTGTGTGTTAGGAACCTCTACAACTCCAGCCCAGTTACCCAAGTCAGCAGGCTGACGGTCAATCCAATACTCGCCTGCTTTGTCTAAACGTAATTGAAGGTTCTTTCGAATGCTTTGAATACTCATTCTATCCTATCCACCTGACCCATCTTATTGCAGGGTACGGAGTTAAGGTTGCGAGATTGCCTGTTTTGTTCGCCCACGTCGTCCCAAAGTTTTCGGTATACTGAACTCCTCCCGCTCCTGCAATCCAACGGTCGTTATCTCCGCAATTTTCGAACGTCCAATTCGCTAATGGGAGATTGGGAATGCCAGTCCACGTCCCTCCAAAATCCGAACTTCTTGATCTGCTCCCGCTGTCTAGTCCTCTTGCCATCAGATGAGAACCGTCAGGACTGGCTGCAGCAGCAAAAGCTACTGGATTAGAACCTACAAAAGTGATGTCTTGATTTGACGCAAGAACAATGTTGTTACCATTGTCCTCAATACGAAGCACTCCTCCTCCCTCACGAACACAATAACAGAAGCCTGACGTTCCCGCTCGAACATGATATTGCTGTCCTCCGGGGTCCCCTTTGAACGAAGCACTGGTGCCTCCTGCATTGATTTGCCAGAACCCTCCATAATCATTATACAGCCACTTACCGAATCCGTAGGAGAGTCGCGAGCCCGACACACCGTATTGTAGAATACCCGGAGCAGCCGAAGAGAAAGAGCTTCCTGCACCGATATAAAACAATGCTGCTCCCCCATGGTGTTGGTTCGTTGTGAATCCGACTTGTTCGCCAACGGTCTTGTTTATAGCAACCGCTGTAAGAGAGTTTGCGTAGTCTGAGAATTTTACAAAGGTACCGCCAGCGTATGGTGCGCGCCACAACTCTCCAGGATCAGGCCACCCCCCTGTAATGTCTGCAACGTAAATTGCCCCATTAGGGCACACCCCGACAAAGTCAGCCCACTGAGCCACTCCCATAGAAATGCCTACGTTAATGGTCTCCCAGGTCGGCGACGCAGAATCGAAATCCTCAGTATAGACAAGTCCTATGTTATTCTCACACAACAGTACCGAGTGTGCACCTACAGGTTCGATGTCTGTAGGAAGAATGATCGGAAACGCAGGAAGCTTAGGAAAGGCAGGCACAGGGGGAGGATCAGCTAGATCCCCTTGCGCCCCTGGAATATCTCCGTCAGTGTAAAGTTGCTCCGTACTCTCCATCTCTATGCTGATGTGCGTCTCAAGCAGTCCGCTATCAGAGTCCCAAGTCAAGGCAACTCTACGGATAACGAAGTCGCTGGTGATCGAGAATCCTCGAGGAGTGGCAGCAGATGGAATCGTCCAAGTAACTGCTTGACGAGGAAAGCAATCCATCATGCGATAGTTGCCTGCCAGAGTCATCTCGGCAGAGTACGGTGTGTTCTTCCAGCTAAGGTATAACGATGCGAGTTGATTAGTCAGAAGTTGTGTTGAGAGCAGAAGTCTGTCTACAACCTCCACTCCACCGAAACGTTTGAACACGTGTCCTGGAGACAATCCGAAGAGAGCACCTCCACTCCCTGTGCTATCGATAACAACGCCACTAGTCTGTACAGCACCCAGAGGAGACACAACAACCCGAGTCAAGTTTATCGTGCCTGCCCAATCCTGGTTGGTTATCGTCATGACAGAGGGCCAGGTACGAGAGGCTTCAGGAACTAGCTGTGGTTCGATCTCAACAAAGAGCCTTCCGAACCTGTCAACTCCTGGGCGCGCTTGAATCGTTGCAAAGGCGATCTCCTGCAGCTGCGCCCATAGATTAGCAGCGGGTGAACTTAGTCTTTTTGCGATACGGGAGTCTGTAGGTAAATAAACGTCTGCAATAGTGGAGATCGTGCTTGCCCAATACACAAGCATGAACCCCACTTTCTGAACCGTAGGACTCTGCATCTCCGCCCAGTTCGTCGGTGTCGCTGTAGTCAGTACAGCGCCTACAGGGAAGGCGTTCACCTTTTGCATCCAATAATGCAAGTCTTGAATGCGGAAGGTAGCTTCAGTCAGTTCAGGGTTTATACTGTACGACTCCTCAGCTATTCTGCCCGTCATCAAGACATTTTCACATCCCGCAAGTTGTCCGACGCTTACTTGAGCGCCGCCGTAGTAGTCCTCCGCAAACAATATGCACAGGGCCCTATCGGGTACACTCGAGAGAGAGACCCCTGCGTAGGCTGTTACTTCAGCAGACCATCCCCCAGCATCATAGTCTTCAGAGCATTCTCCGAGCTGGAACACTGCTGCAGGCATGGCTCCCGTTCCATACACGTAAACGTACCTCACCCCAAGACTAGTCTTACCGTTAGCAGCAGTCACTGTCAAGTATACTGCATGCCACCCCATTGTATTGAATCGGATAGTTGGTGTCGAAGTGGTTCCATTGGTTATCGACTGTGCTGTAGGAGCAGCAACCGAGTAACCTGAGATGGATGAGTCGATGACGTAACTATTACTCCAGTTCCAGATAGTGTCAACGTAGGAGCCTGTTTTCCTTACCGCCCTGTGCCCTCCCATAATTGGTATGGGATTGAAGACACTATTCTGGTCTGTATAGGTTATGTCCTGGTCCATGTAGAACACAGTGTCCGACACAGTATTAATGTGCCGCGCCCAGATGTCGAAATCGTTTACCACAGTTAGGTAGCAAGAGGCTTGCCAATCAATCTCGCTCTCCTCACCTATGTAGAACGTTCCTGCAATGGGTGCTTTACGAATACGGACCATGCCGAGATTGTACGAGCCGGCAACTGTGCCAACGTACATTGTCATTCCGGGAATGATGTCTGCTAGATTCCCTGACCCTGATGTAAAATTTACTTGCACTACTCGGTCTTTACTTCCAGGCACCCCATTTAGACGTGCAGTGTATATGACTGAGGGATTGAAAGCAGCAAGATATAGTTTACTCCAGTGACCAGGAGATCTTAAGTACGCCAGTTGGGGCGCTGAAGCAGCGGCTACTGTTGCATAACTCATTCAACTTCCACCATAGCACGTAGTTTAAGACTGAACCCCATACGTCTCCCTGCAACACGGTCTTCTTGTTTCATCCACTCAGCCTCACATTCAAAGTCGGTCCACGTGAGTCCGTCGTCTACGAGCGTACGTACAAAGATGTGAGCACCGCGATCGGGTACGTAAGCTCGCAATGCATCCCTTTGAGCTTGTTTGAGAAAGCCCCAATACCACTCATCTTCGGGCCATCCCAATCCTTTGGTAGATCCGTCTCCTAACACTCTCTCAGTGGAGTAGGGCACGAAGTTGTGGTGAGGCGCAGGGACGCCAAGAGTGGACAACAGTACCATACTGTCGGCTGATGTGCCTACTTTATATTCATACGATGCCATTAGTTCACCAATGATCCTAACAACTGCATAGTATCGTTAGCAATAGCCCTTCGATCAGCGACGCTTAGTCTGCTGTCAAATCTTCTGTGGTCGTTGAGAGTAACAGAGGTTCGGTTGCCTCTGAGCATCGCTTTGAGAATTGCTTGCTGATTCAGTCGTCCGCCGATGATGGATTCAGCCGTTCGTGTTGTGTCTCCGGACATTACAAACTCTTCAGGCCCTCTTCCTCCTGTAGGATTATCTCCCAGTTTGTAAAGACCGAATGAGGCGTATCCACCAAAGGCCTTCGTACCTACAGAACCTGTAGCGCCCGTCAGCACTCCACTCTTCAATAAAATTTGTTGCAACGCACTCCACTTCATACGATAGTCTACAAGGAACCTGTCCAAGTCCATCATCATCTCTCGACGACGTTGTACTTGCAGATTTCTTTCGCCCAGGAGTGCAGCGTCAATATCTCTAATGCGTTGGATGAAGTTAAGCTGAGCACGACGGCGCTCTTCGTTGAACCTACGGTCCTCTTCTTGAAGCTTGACCTGTGTTTGCTTACGTATTTCAGCAAGCTCCTCAAGATGCCGTTTACGTTCTTCCTCACGCTTCTCTGTAGCGTCTTCACGAATCTCAGCTGCTCGTATTTGGAAGTCCTCAAGCCTACGAGCTCGCTCCTCTGCGTACTCACGATCGAGATCAGCAAGCTTGTCGGCAATGTTGTCCCGGCGCTGTGCTTTCTCTTCAGCCGCTTCTTTCTGAGCTTCGAGCAGTGCACGTTGGAACCTTTGGTTCTCTCTTACAAGACCTGCCGCATCGCGTTCGTCAAGAAGGGTGCCAACATTCTCTGCATGATCAAACCACAACTTCTCGAGTTTGTTTGCAAGGTCTTTAGCAGCCTGTATCTGTTCTTCAGCTGACTCACCAAGGATGTCAGAACGACGTCTTTGATATTGACGAAGATCATCCGCTTCCTGACGGTCAAAGTTCTTTTGGAGATCACGGAGAGCTTTGGATTCCTGCTCTCGAATATTCTCCATATTCTTGAGATTACGATCGATCTCTGCACGTTCGCGTGCGAGACCGTCTGCAGTAATTTCTAACCGTCTATTGTGATGGTCCTCCACTGCTTCGAGGTCGTTTCGTTTATAGTCTTCGTAGGCGTCGAGCAACTCATCTAAATGTTCGTTAAATGCAAGACCTTGAAACGTATCTGTCACATCAGCCGAAACGCCTGCAGTAGCTCCACTTGACCGCCTAGACGACTTGACGCCTCTGATGCGATCGATGATGTCAAGAATTACGGGGAAGTCCCTCTCAACGGTCCTACGCATGTTACGAATCATTGCAACCATTTGCAGACCGGGGACAGCAGCCATCGCCTGCTCAAGCCACCGGAGTATTACACTAACGGTGCCCTTGAACTTCGCAGGAGCCATCTCCTCAAGCTTATCAAGTTGTTTGGCGATAGCGAAGTTCATGCCCGCAAGCGTCAAAGTAGCTGCAGCAATAAGTCCAGCCCCTGCAAGTGTTATCCCGCCCGCCACTTTTGCTCCAGTAGCTGTGGCAGCTGCTCCGCCAGCAACTCCTGTAGTACTGGCGCCCTGCATTTCAGCGGCAGCTAAAAGTTGTTTTTCGGCAGCCGTCAGCATTGTATTAGCAGCGACCACTTGTTCTTTAGCGACAAGTGCTTCTGTAGCTCGTGTCGCAATAAGACGCATGATCGAGGACTGAATCGCCAACACGTCTGCAGTAAGTCTTGTTACAACAGAAATGCCTTTGCCAAGTATGCCCACACCAATAAGTACTTCACCTACTTTGAGAGCTGCAGACACGGCTTCGGGGTGTTCGCTCATGAACTTGGCGGCTCTGTCAAGAAGCCTTGTGGCATCTTTAATGACAGGTACAGTAGCCTTGGCGAACGACTCACCCATGCGTAGGGTCGCGTAGTTGAACGACTGTTGAGCTTTGTTGAACTGCTGACCCGTATCGGTTACGTTCTTTACTTGATCAGCATACTTCTTGGCCATCGCAAGAGCGGTACCAGTAATTGCCGTACCTGATATGAACGCCCCCTGTGAAAACAATTGAATGTCTGCAGAGACACGACGTATTGCAATACTCTCGTGCCTCAACTCAGTGGCTCTACGGTTAACGGCAGCTATCTGCTCTTTGGTAAGTACCCCCTCTTGCTTGCGGAGACCGATCATTCTCTCGATCTCAGCGATGCCTTCTACGTACCCCTTCTTCATTAAGATGGCATATACCTGCTCATCTTTACCTAGTTGTCGAGCAGTTCTTAAAAGCTCGTTAAGTTTCTCGTCCTCAAACTCATACTGTTCGATAGACCCCTTGATTGAGGCAGAGAGGTTGTTCTGCTGCTTGATCTGCTCCTGAACTACCTGAGCAGTCTTCTTCTCAGCAATTTCAACCTGTTTAGCGATTTCAGATATCCATGTTTTTGTAACCTCAGCATCGTTCTCGTCGATTACAACACGTATTCTGATTTTGCCTTTATCGTCTGCCATTACTCCTCGTTGTGGCCGTCGTCAGATAATTGCTCTACTATCTTCTCATAAATCCTGTCGATCTCCAGGACGACTGCCATCGCTTCATAAGGTTCCTGCATAATATCGGAGACAAGGTGGGTTTTTCCGGTTGCGTTCCACCATGCCCAAATCAAATAATATCTATCAAGTTCTTCTTGAGAGACGTTGACGAACTCCGGCAAGTCAACGTTCTTCTCTTCGTTCCTTACAATCGCCGCGAGACGAGTGTACAACTCATCCGCGGTTAGTCTTTTTTTTCGTCTGAATCCTCTTGCTTCAGAAAGCTAAACCAACGAGGATTTAGCTGAGTAGCTGCTTCTACCCAAAGATCGGACTCCTCTACTGGTACATCATTGAGGAACTGCTCCAGAGTAGGAACAGCACCCGTTGTACATGCCTTTAGTGAGGGATACAGAAGAGTCTTGATGTACTGCAAGTACGTAGAGTCCTCTGTACCCTCACCGCGGGTCTTCTCAGCGTCCCTGATGAGCAGTGCACGATTGATGTCCATCATGTTAGACGCTTGAGAAACAACGAGCGTCTCGCCACAAACTACCACTTCTTGAGTTTTCAAGGTATAAGGCATCTCGCCTCTCTTTCGTTTAGTATTCGTAGTACACTACGATGATCGCTCCGAGTTCAGGGGCCACGTCGAACGGGATCGTGGTGGTTGTTAGGGTGCCGAGTTCTGTAGTCTGCAAAACACCATCAACCCACACCGCAATCTTGTCGATCGACACTGCAGGCTTGTTGACAGGCAGGAGGAAATCAGTCTCTGCGCCGTCTGCGAGGAAGGCAACCACATTAGGACGGTTGGTAGCCATGCCTTCAGCGAGCGCCATTTCCGTTGCACCTTCTGTGTTGTCTGCAAGAGCAGTGCCCCACAAATGGTACGCAGTAGGATTCGGAGCGACTTGGTAACGATCCTCTGCAGGATTCTCGTCCATGGATGCAGGTGACGGAATGGTGCGTGCTTTCGGGATCAGATAGAACTTCCAACGACGTGACTTGGAGATGGCGTCGAGAGACTGCTGGAAGAGAAGCAAGGCAACATCGGTCTCGAAACCTTGTTGGTCGGTACCCCAGGGTAGCATGCTTGCTTCACCCGCAGTGAAGACATTGACTCCTGTAAGAACCGCCTTCGCAGGTATGTCGGTTGCCGCCACACGAAGCTCACCCGTGACACCTTCCGTCGGAGGCAAGTAATCGATGGCAAGAACGCGATCGTTGCCTGTGTGTGTGATCCTTCGAGCATCGGGGACTGAAAGAGTGAAAGCTTTAGGGCCGATAACCTCAATGCCTTCATAGGCTTGGGTACCGGAAGCTAGTGGGAAGCCCTCCGCGTCAAGAGCGAAGATGACTGCCCTACGGAGACCTACGGACAATTGCTTTCCTGACGGTGTTGACATTACAACTCCTTAATGTATCGACTGCGCGCCCTGGCCACTTCCCAAATTGAGAGGAGAGGCTTGCTATGCCAAATGCTGTCTTCACGCACAAGGTAAGCACCCAACGCTCGGGGTATATGCAATACCTTCTCGCCTGCCAACATGATGCGTAGCCAGAATTCGTAGTCGCCTGCACTCTTCATTTCGTAATCGAAGAGTCCGTATTTGGTGTGTAGACTCTTCCGCCACATCGGCATTGAGCCTATAAAACATGCGTGTTTGATTTCCTCGACACCTCCTTGAATCCATACAATACGGTTGACAGGATCCCCCATGTACTGATGTACCACATCACTGTCGGCATAGCACAGGGCGATGTCGGGGCGTTCATCTAATGTCTCTGCCATCACTTGAAGAGCTCTGGGGTAGAGAATGTCATCTGAGTTTGCGTTTGTCAGGTACTCCCCTGTTGCGACTTCGATGCCTACATTCCAAGCATCATACAGAGTAGGGACGTCCACAGTCTCCACCAGACAAACTCTGTGCTCTCTTGCACTCCGTGCTTCGACTGAACCGCTCTTAGCAATCACAATGATTTCGGGTTGAGGATTCTGAGCCAGCAAGTTCTGCAGTCGACAGTCGATGAACTCCTCAGCGAAATACGCTGATACTATGGCACTCACTTTTGTCATGGCTCACCTTCAATCGGGAATACAGTGAGGGCGCTTCCCCTTGTTATGTTTACTATTTGTCTACCATTCGCTTCATATGCCTCCTTTGCCATAACGTACGCCAGTTCCGACACTTCAAGATCAGGCGCCTGCCATTGTGCTCCCTTGAAGTATTCGGGATCGAAATGATTAGGGTCGTCACCCTCCATACGTAATGTTTGGTTGGGCAACCCTTCAAACTCGTATCTGTGATCAACACCGACAAGCTTCACTGTAGTAAAGCCCATCCAAAAAGCTAACTGCAAAAGAACAAACGTTGTGTTGTGTCCGTCAAACACCCACTCTGTGGGAGCGAACGAGAACATCGGTGCTTCGACAAGGTGCAGAGGGAAGGCGTTCCTCACGTTCGTGTCCTCTCTGGCAAACTTTGTCGTCTCGAGAGCGTCTATCTCTTCTTTGTATTGCTTGATCAAAAGCTCGTTTATTACGACGTAATAGGTGGGTAAATACTTTAGGTATATACGATTACTGCCGAAAGAGGGATGCCGGTTCAGGAATTCGTTAGGGACGTCCTTGAGGCTAGGTCCGTTGCCTATAACGAAACAAGTCTCACCTTTGTGTATGTCATAAAGGAAATCAAACACTGAGCACCTCGTCATCTTTGTGCAACTCCCAGTACTGCCTGAACGTCTTCTCCGTGACAGTACTATCAATGCAATGAGGAGAGCTTATGCGAGTATCGGCGTACATCGGTATGCCATACTCCCGACACTTCTGGCTGAATCCAACATCTTCTCCGGGGTACTCATTCTCCCATACTTTGTCGTATACGTTGAAGAACCACGGAGGAGGGATTGTTTCGAATACGCTCCTGTGCACCATCAACGAACCACCACCGACTTCATCGACTTCAATGACTCCTTTGGGCCAATCCTCGAACATCATTCTTCGACCTTTATCATCGAGCATTCCTGCTACAGGATCGAAGGGCTTGCCTCGACGGAAGTTCCAACCACTCAGCACCTTAATTTCGGGACTGAGCAGAATATCGGCCGCGAACATTTGAATAATGTCGTGGGGATGGATGTGATCAATGTCTAGCATTAGCAAGTGCGAGTACTGCATCGTTGTGAGTATTTGTGTTGCAAGTCTGTTTCTCACTATGTCTACCCGACCGTAGGGAACACGAGCGATGTCAGGACCGTTCATTGCTATTCTAAGAAACTGATGGAACACCTTGTCAGCATGGCTGATGGCGCGCTCGAGGGGGATGCCTAAGAGGATCCTAGGGAAACTCCAGGAGCTTATAGGACGTACGTCTAGTATTGCTAACCTTTTATCCGTCACGGACCAAATCCTTTCTCTTTCGCTACAAGTTGTATGTGCTCAACTACAGCACTAGGAACCTTCTCAAACTCCGTATCTACGACTGAACGTATCAAAGGATATCTTTCTCGGAAGATACGTGACTGCCCTTTGCCTTCAGCATCACCTCCGATAAACGAAGCCTTTTCAGTGTTATTGACTAGTTCATAACCGTTCTCTGTCTTAACGACAACGAACCCTTTGTTGTAATCGCCCTTACGTCTGTAGGGCAGGTTGTTGGTTTGCTTGAGCAGAATGATTACCTTGATCTTTTGTTTGATGTTATCCCAAGGTATTGGGTAGGTAGGACGCGAAGCTTTCTTTCGTAATTTGGAGCGGGCACGAACCATCGCACGGTAGATTTGTGCAGTGCCTATCTTAGGTATCTCCGCAGACAGATCCTGCAGACTTGAACGTACTAACTTGCCATCGACAACGAGTTTGATTCCTACAACTGCCATAAAAGCTCCGGTATGCCAATCATGACAGGAATAATTTCGTGTCTGTAGGGGTTGCCTCCAATGTCGACAAGGTCAGGCTCACTTCGTCCATCAGTACTTACCCATAACCATTTATCTTCATCGTTAGCATCCACCACGGCATCGTAGGTGAGCTGCTCCATAAGGTCTATCATGTCTTCAGACTGCAATTCAGTCCAGATTGAAACTGTAGGACCCGTAAAGTCGTTCGCTAGAGTGTCCAAAGTGATGGATGTGTTTGTTTCAAGGTCAGTCACTATAGCAACGTTGGTGTAGGTTCCGTCTTCAACCGTAACTGTGTCTCCGATCGAAAAGAGTGCGGTGTTTCGAAGAGACAAAACAACATCATCGCCAGCTTCGAGATCTTCGAGAACGGGTTCGGGCTTTATAGCATACAGCACAAAGTTGTGTACTTCGAGATAGAAGGTACTGTTGTTGTCGTCACTCGAAGGGTTCCTTCGGTCAGTACCTGCACCTGTCACTATAGTAACGATCTTGCGTCCTCTAAAATCACCTACTTGATACTCGTATAAGGCATCAGCAGGCTTATCCACCCCAACCAGGTAAGTCCTGAGGAAGGTTGCAAACTGTTTACGGATGTCAGCACGGTTGACGGTCATAGTGATTTCAGATTCTCGAGAACCAAAAAGTAGAATGTGTTACCATCATCATCAGGATATGGAGCTACTCCCTTTATGGGGTACTCCGAATCGTTTGAACGTAAGAACATACCAGTTTCTATTACTTCAGGAGTGTATGCGTAGGTCTGCCGGTAATGTAAAGGTGACTCCAGTTGAAACCTCTCCAGAAGAAAAGGATCCATTGCGTCGATGGGCGCAATTAAGGTGTCGAAAGAACCCGAACGACTTGAGATCGTTGCCGGTACTCTCAATGCCCTAATTAAGCTCGGAGTTTTCACGTGAACCTGCTCTGTATAGTCCGGAAGAGAACACTGTGTGTTTGGTGCCTGCAATGATCGACCACTCTTCGGCCTTCTTCTCGTAAGCGGCTGCGATTCTGTGGAGCTCTTCCTTTCGAGGACCTATTGTATACGACACAGCCAGTTTCGTCCACTCACTGGCAAGGATTGCAAACACTTGGGAGACTACAACTTCTTTCACGTCGTCAGCCCTTGTCAACAACGCAGACAGCTCCTCATTAGAGTAGTTGAGATTGTCGATTCGAGGGCCGTTGTTTACGACAGTGTCAGCAATCTGCAACCTTATCCAGTCGAGGTCTGTTGCAAGAGTCGGATCGTATGAGAAAGTCATGGTCTCTCCTTTGCTACGGAGTCCCCCGAGTCTCCGTAGCTTATACCGGAAAGGAGTTACGCGATGTCAGGATCCACGTAGTCGCCGTTCGCTGCGAAGTAGGTCAGTGCGCCGTTCGTTCGGTCGTTAACGCCTGCACCGAACGTGAACATTGCTACTGCTTCCTGCAGCGGGTAGATGACGACCTGACCCTCAATCGTGAGGCCCAGAGGATAACCAGGCTCGTAGCGGATCGCGATCGGATTGGATGCGCTACCGAAGCCGTAAGGCTTGAACATGCCCGCGTAATTGGCTGGTACTCTCGACGTTGGCATAATGAAGCCCCAGGCACGGTCAACCTCAAACACGCCAGTGTAAAGGGACGTATCCACATTCACTGCACGCCGCTCGAGACCTACTGTCTGAAGGATTGCATTGGCCGGGGGAGTGTACTCATCTTGAGCTGCCCAGACAGCGACGTCCGCTTCTGGAATGACGAGAGTATACGGAGGAGTGTGTCCGTGTTCACGGAGAGCTGTCGCCATCGCTATAAGCGCTGCAGACCTGCCCGAGGCATCGTCCGTTTCTCGGAAGTAGTGGTTGTGGGTTGCGTCGAACTCATAACCTCCCGACGGAACGGGAATGTACTCCGAGTCGCCTACGCCGCCATCCGCAAACGGAAGGGAGACTCCGCCAGCGCCTACACGAACCACATTCGACTTAAACATGCGCTCGAGAATGCGTCGCTCCCAAGTGACACGGCCACGATCGATGATCGCTTGGATCGACAGATCCATTTTGTTCGCCGTTGCGCGACGAAGAGCCAACGAAGTCCAACCAAGGCCTCCGCCGTAGTCACGCATCGGGATCATGTGCCCGCCAGCCTCTCCTGCAAACAGGTCGGGGCGGTTGTGCTCGGGCATTGGAGGCAGTTCATCGTTCTCACCCGAAATGGCGTACTCGACTCCCAGATCTGTTGTGGTTCGGATAAAGGAGCCCCATACACCTGACGTAAGGGAACGATTGAACAACGATAGTGCGGCACCCATACGGGCGACGATACGGTCCCACGTGACACCGTCAGCCGTTTGCCATTGCCGCATGTACGCAAGATCCCAGTTCACAGGAATGCGTATCACATTTTTGAGGTCGTTAATTCCGAAAGGCATGATACACTTCCTATGCTAGAGATGGGCGAATGTAGAGCAGGTTGTCGTTCAAGCCGACACCCAGCACCACTGTTCCGGAATCTGCAACGGAACCATCTTCTCCGTCGTAGACAATCTCTCCCGGATCAACTTCGTAACCGGCAACGATGCCCCACATCAACACTTCAGCATCGTCACCTACAAGCCCCTCAACACGGCCATCAGAGATGCCGATGATCACGCCCAATCCCGGACCTGTACCATCAGACTTTACCCAGTTACCGTTGGCGTCAAGCTTCGCGACTTCACCAACGTTCGCTGTCCCTGCAAGTGGCCGTGTGCGCGTAAGTACGTTGTGGGTGTTAGCCAAACGCACTTTCCGCGACACATAAGTTATTGCAGCCATTATTGCTCCTTCGGTTCTTCGTATGGTAAGTTGAAGGCCTGTGCGACTTCATGCAGGTCAATCTCGACCGTACCCTGACCCACATTACCTTGCTTCCCGCCTCCAGTGCGAGGAAGCTCTGCGGACTTCAGGGCGTACTTTTTCTTTTCCACGATCTGGTCGATAAGGGGTACCAAAGCCTCTTTGGTCACGTCCTTTGTCCAATCTATGGTCGACAAAGCAGCGTCGCGGATGTCGCCTTCAGCCGTCTCATCAACAAATGCGAGACCTTTCTCTTTCACGTACTCTTTGAAAAGGTCCTGCGCTGAGGCTTTACGAGCCTCTTGCGCTCGCGTCGTTTCCACTTGCTCAAGTTGCGTAATTCTGGAACTAGCAGCATTCAGCTTGTCTGTCAACTCTTTGATCGTTATGCGCCGTTGAGCAGACTCCTGATTGACGGTATGCAGTCTTGAACGCAGGGTTTGCAACTCTTCACTACCTGCGTCTGACTGCGAAGATTGCACAGGGGCTGGCCGTGCGATTACAAGTACTTCGTCGTTTGCCAGCTCTATACCAGTCTCGGCAGCCTCTGAATCAGACAGCACTTCAAACTCGTCTCCGAGTTCGGTGATTGAATCACGTTTGATCTTCTTGATCTTGGTCGGCATCTTCGCCTCCTTCTTCCTCTCTGTTTTGATTTATCAAAGCAGCTGCGGTTTCACGTTCCTCAGTCTGCTCATTCAACATAGCTTGAATCTTCGTCTCGGTGTAGCCCATCTCGCGCCAGATCTGTTTGGTTGGTATACCCAGTTCTTTTTTGGTTTTGAGCTTGGCCATCAGCGATTCTTCGGATGCTGAGTGGCACCAAATAGGTTTGACTTTCTGATCCGACACTTCAGGGCTCCACAACACGTTCCATATCTTTTCAGTGAGTTGGAACACCTTACGCCACGAGTATGATATGAGTGTCTTGGCCCCTTCAATTTTCGCTACTAGGGGCTCCTCTTGCTGCTTGAGAGTTTCATCACTAGCGATAAGCTTGGTCGCGATGAACCTACTTACAGGAGTGTTTGTAACCATACTGGCCCACATAATGATCTGTTGGACAGTGTTCATGACGTGGGTCAGATCGCCCGGTTCGATAGTATCAAGAGATACTTCGGTCTTTGGTTTGTCAGTACCAATGAGCCTTCCGGGTTCGATAGGCATCCAGTTGCTCTGATCTTCTTCTGGTGCCTTACCGTCAATTGTAGGTATCCATCCGAGAGCCACAAAAATGCGGAATGCGGTTAGATCTGAAGACGCCAACAAATCTAAGAACGTTTTGTTGACAGCATCTTGAGGCGTAAACGCATCCTCCGCTTCTCTCTTGAATCCTTTGTTGTAGAAGTGTACTGCAGCTACACCTAAAGGCTGCCCCTGTGCATCTCTCCAAGAAGGTTCGTCGTATGTAACCCACTTCTCGCCGCTGTGCTTTTGTTTGGCTATTCGGTCGGGGTAGTAAATGTTTCTCCAACGATTAACTCTCCCTCGATCGTCGTAGGTAATCCACTCTTTAGTGACCGCTTGGAGTCGTTGGTTGGGGTCATCATTCTCATAGAATGCTTTGCAGCCTGATCCGTCGCCCCCAACATCAAGAGATGTGTATCGAGGATTGACGTGCCAAAAGATTTCTTTAGTCTCTTGGTCGACGTCAATGATTACAAAAGCCTCGCCATCGCGAAGCAACGTTTCGTACAAGTCGAGTTCGACTACTGGGCCCTTATTGTCGTCCCACACTTCTGTAGCCCACTCTATTTTTTTGGTATCCACAGAATCGAAACCGATGACCCTCATTCTGTCGGTCATTGCGGACACGATCACACGGCATATATTGAGACGAAAATCCTCCCCACCTTCGGATACACTGGGAAGGAACTGTCTGAGACGATCCGTTATCTGAGCCATCTGCTCCCCCTTGTGATACTTCCGGGCTAGAAGTATTGAGCGCTGATAATTATCTTCAGCTTCCGAACGTGACTCGAGAATAGCGACGTCTACGGGCGTTAATTGAGTTACCGTGTCTACTTGTGCTGGCATACTGGATTCCAAATGTTTGTCTTGGAGGCATCGCGCCCGCCACAATCCCTAACATCGCGCTTACTGCTTCATCGTCGAAACTACCCTCGGGAGCTTTGAGTGTACTCCCTTCCACGTCAACTAACTGAAGGAAGGTTGAGTGACTGTGTATTGTCGGTAGTCCTTCCTTGAAGAGCTTCGCACCCTCTGAATACATGTGCGCTTTGCTTTTAGCTATTGTCATCCAACCATACTTGCCGTCTAAACCTCTCATCAAAAGCTGTTCGCGATTCTCCTTGCCTCTGATGGTAGCTATGACAGCATGGCCATGATTATTACGCTCAATCATCATAGGTGCGTTCATGTAAAAGTCCGATATCTCGAGTAAACGTTCTGCCAAATTCATGGGTTCGTACTTACCTACCAGTATTGCAACTTCCTCGAGAGTGAGCTCGTCAAACACGTGAGCTGCGGAGTCGTCCGATGTGGGATTTCCTTCAGCAGGATCGGAGGAGATTACATACGTTCTGCCTACTGTTGGCCTTCTGTAGACCTTCAATCCTGCTACTTCACTTACATACTCTCCTTCCATAGGCTTGTAACAGCGGTTCACCCATTCGAACGGTAAGCGTTTGTTTAGTGATTTAGGTGCTAACGCTTCCTCAGGGGTTGCAGGGTACTGTTCGTAAAGGCCGTCAAGGCTTCCGGTACGTGCTTGAAAGTCGTCTTTTTGTGCTTGATACCACTCTTGAGTTCTTGTAGGCCGTGAGTACCAAGGTAAGAACAAGCCTTTCCATTCGATCTTGCCCTGCCACGCTGCTGTAAACAAAGTCTTGAAAGCGCTGTTTGGCGTGTCCTTGTTTGAGCGACTCAGCAAAATCATTCTTCCCCCCGCGTCGATTGTTGGTTTGACCGACAACATCAGTGTTTCAAGGTCAGGGACCAAATCCGCCTCATCAACGAAAGCTAAAGTTGCTGTGTATGAGTCGCCTGCAGACGTCGGAAACGCGTAAGCTACTGAGCCATTACTTAGCTCCCATATATGCGCACTGTCCGAAACTATTGTCTTCACCATTACCCATTCCGGTAACCGTTTGTACATGCCTTTTAGACGATTGTCCAGCAAATAGATTGCTTCTACTTCGCGTCTTGAGAAGAGCAGCACGGTTACAGAGGGGTGGAAAAGCATCAGCCACAGAATATACGCAAGTACGAGCCAAGTAAGGCCTAACTGGCGCGCTTTCAAGATAACGTTTAGTCGATTGTTAACGAGCTCTTCGGCGACCATGATCTGGTCGTTCCAAAGTTTAAAACCTATCCATCCTCCCGCAACTGCGTCGTAGATTTTTACATAGTTGTCTACGAAATACGGAAAGGACATTTGACATGCTAGCCACTCTTGTTTCGCGTCTTCCACTCTTCTACCTTGTTGGTGGCTGCAGCCATGTCATCAGAGTTTACAGATACTCCACCCTTCAAGAGTATTTCACTTGTTTCAGGCACCCCTGCTCTATTCAAAATGGAGTTAGCCGCTTGCACCCTTGTACGTTCATTTTTCAACGCATCGACAAGAGCCTTAGCAGCTGTTGTGGCGTTAGACTTTAGATACTCAAGTACTGTGGTTACGTATATATCACTGAGGTCAGGGGTGTTCGACTCATCATAAGCAAGAGCTCGTTTCCCCCATTCATACTTGTTCGCATAGTCCGCCCAGTGTGTAGGAGCCATTCTGATGTCGTCAGGATCGACTGTATCGTAATGTGCAGGCTGCTCCACACGAACAAAAAATTCGAATGCGTTACGGACAGTCCGCCGATTGCCTAGAGGGAGGAAGTAATCGCGAAAGATGCGATACCATTCCTCAGGCTCGTCAGCACGCTTGTCCCATTCACGAACTATACTCTCTTCCATAAGGCAATTATCCTTGTACTAATTATAATAATCACCGAAATTAAGGTCATTTTCTAATTTGATTTATTCGTCAAGAGCAGTTATAATACTAAAAACAAAGGAAAGGAAAAACTATGGATGACTTAGCTACTTGGGAGAACGACGAACAGGAAGACAAGTCTATGGTCTTGCGCCGTAAAGAGCCGGCAAGCGATGTATTTCATCAGGTAGTCTTTGACATGTGGGAAGGAGGAGTTAGAGACCTGAACGAAATACGTCTCGAAACGGGGTACACTACTACGTATATTAGAACTCTCCTGAACACACGAGGGTATGAAGTATCAACCGCCAAAGTACGTTCAGACTCAGAGATAGACAAGATCTGTGCGGACTATCTCAACCCCGAACTCAAGGTTCGACACGTTCTAAAGAAGTGGGCACTGTCTTTGAACACCTTATACAACATTCTCGATGAGAGAGGGGTACCTCTCAGGAGTGTCGAATCGCCTCGAAGGTCACAAGGGGTGGAGCAGGCCATTCAGATGTATGCTGATGGGGCACCTGTAAAGGACATCAGCGCAACAACTGGATTGGCTCCAACAGCCTTGTACATAGAGTTACAAGCGAGAGGCATACCTCTACGCTCTACTATGAACATAAACGACGAGATTGTCCAACGTGCGGTTGACATGTACAAAAGTAGTTCGATGACAGTACCTGAAATACAAGCCGAGACGGGTATACCGTTGTCCCGTTTGTACAAGGAAGTAGGCGCACGCAAGCTTTCACGACGCGAGTTGTCAGATACGCCAACAAGACTTGCGAAAGCAGTCGACATGTATCTCGAAGGACACACAGTAGATCAGATACACGATGTCACAAAGATAGGCACCTCAGCACTTTATCGTGAGCTGACCACAAGGAATGTACCTTTGCGGCGCGAGATAGCACAGGGGGATATGGACAAAGCTCTCGACATGTATGACAAAGGAGCTAGGGCAGCCGAAATCCGTAGAGTGGCTGGATGTACTGTCGCCGAAATAATCCACGCACTCAAAAAGCGGGGCGGAAAATTACGGACGGGACTCACAACCATCGTTACGCCCAAGAACCTGGATTACGCAGTTGACGAGTACCAACATAACGTTGATGTCGAAACGATCGAGATTGACACCCTCGTCACTCGTACGTTACTCTATTCAACCCTGAAGAAGAGAGGTATCGAGATACGGCCATGAACACTAAACACGACAAATCCACCAAAGCGAATTGGCGGCGTACAGCTGATCTGTACAAGACGAAGGCGTACCCGATCAACAAACACGACCATGGTGAGATAGGTTACGACACGTTGCAGAGACTCCTGACTACTGTGGAGGGGAAACAGAAACGAAAGAAGGGATGGAGTCTCCCATCGTATTGGCCTCTTGCGTTGATTCTTGCGCTGCTCATTGTGGCGTTGCTGATGAGGCTTCCATGAAGAGACACATTACGGTAAGTCTGACTGAGATAGCCTCTCTTGTAGCTAAGAGGGAGGGGTTCCAAGGCTCTTCGATTGAGAGTGTTAGTGTTAGCGGGGATTACGTGTTCTTCGACCTCAAAGTCTGTACGCTCAATTACCACCGTGAGCTGTGGGGTAAAGGCATCGACATTTGTGACGTGTGCCAACTTCACATAAAAGGTCCTGCAAGGAGGAAACGATGAGAATGGATCAGCTTCCTGCGTGGCAATTGTTCCAGCAAACCAAGGAGTGGGGAGGTGATTGGGCTGTGGTTGCGTATCATTGTTGGCTTGCAGGTCTTGATGATGAAGCTGAGTATGCAGACAGGAGGGCTCGGGGCTTACCGGTTGACGGGAACCCTACTTGTCCCGAGCCTCCTCCTGCTTGTCCTGAGTGTGGGGGTACCGAAGGGAGTCATAAGAGATGGTGCCACGCAATTGTACGGAAGTTACGACGGGGATAAAAACATTCAATGCTCCATATGGGCATTTTGGGGGGTCGATAGTTTGGATGGACTGACAGCTCATATAGGACAAAAATCACGTCAACTCCGGGCCTGGGCAAGGTGAGAACCACATGAGAACCACATGAGAGACACATGAGTCACAAGTGAACCCAATATGAGAGTCATATGAGAGACACATGAGAGAAGTGGGAGTCCAATATGAGAGCCACATTAGAACCACATTAGAACCACATGAAAGACACATTAGCATCCACTCATGGACTACTCACCTCCACTCATGGACTATTCACTTACCACCTAGTGAACCTACATAAACCTCTACTACCCACCTTAGTCACATGAGAGACACATGAGAATAGATGAGAGACACATTAAAAACCCACATCCACCCATTCTCACTTATCACTTACTTACCACTTACCTACCACTAATGTCCACATCCACCCATTCTCATATGTCTTTCACCTACCACTTATTTACCACTTACCTTTGTGGGCATATCCACTTACTTACCACTTACCTTATTCTCATGTGCCAAGTCACATCCCAAATCCCTCCCAATATGGGTGCCCTCTCATGTGTCACATTTGCCCACCCAATAAGGTCAACAATGGGGGACAAGTCACCTCCCCAACTCTACCCACATTGGTCAACTTGGGAAGTCACCTCCGTGACAAAGATCACATTTGACTAGTGACAAATGTCACCCCAAGACCGGGTACAAAGATCCCCCTTAGGATGTGATAAAGATACCATAGAAAATGTGATTTTTGTTACGGGTAGTAATTCTAATAAGCAGTATAATAGAGATATAAATAAATAACAGCATATCAATAAAATATATTGAAAATTCAGCTGTTATTAGGAGACTTAGAATGAACGGTATTACTATAAAGCAAGCAGTGCAGCAATCAGGCCTTAGCGAGAATTATATTCGCAAGGCGATCGCGAAAGGCGATCTCATCGTCGAGAAAGAGACCGTCGGCGATACGCGAATCCCGCGCAACGTTATCGTGAATTTCGAAGCCTGGCGCGCTGAAGCGAAAGCGCATTCGAAGCGCGAAGACGGCCGCAATAAGTTCGTCCTGTACGCAACCGCCGATGAGCTCCAGCGCCTGCAAGACCTTCTGGAAGACGACGCCTTCGTACTGCCGATCATGCGCGCTAACACCAAGAAAGAAGAAGCCGCCGAGTAACCGCAGAGATCGCAACAATCGAATAGCGCAGGAGACTATGAGAGCCGGGGGGCAAGGTTCTCATAGGAATGCGGCAGAGATCGTTCTAAGCCGATCTAATCCAAATAGCCGTATATTCGAAAGGATAGGTGTATCATGAATAATCGCAAGGTTCGTATCAATAGCGGCGGGGTGTATAAGTGGCAAGAGGCCGAGCCGTACTACAGCAAGACGTACGTACCCAAGTTCGGCGCTGGCCAGGTGGCAATCTTCTGGCTCAAGCTCCTGTCGGTCTTCGCAGTCCTCGCCGGCCTCCTGGCCTGGATGATGTAAGATGGCCCGACGCACAGATGATCATGCTGTGCACTACGACCCGAACCTCTCTCCGATGCTAATGAAGTCGGAGGGAGGCAGGGCATCGTGCGGAGCAATAGGCGTAATAGTCACTGGCTACCCCGGTCTCGTGAGTGGATGTGCCGATTGCGTACATTTCGCTCAGGCCGACCTGAACAAGATGAAGGAGATACAACATGGCAACAAAAAGTCTTAGCAAGCGCGCTGTCAAAGAGCGCATCGACGCCCACGAGCAGAAGATTCGTGAGGCATTGCGCAAGCAGAGCACCTTCGGCAAGTATGACGCACTGGCCGTCGAGCGCCTGTTGCAGATCGTCCGCAAGAGCCAGGTGGCCTAACTGAATAGCACAGGGGGATGGCGGCATAGCCCACCTCCACGTGGTGCCGCTGGATACGACAAACCGACGGGCTAATCAAAAGGAGACTCAAGATGAACGATGTGTTACGTGCACGCAAGGAATGGGCAGTAAAGACTCTGAGGGCCAACCGCCCCAACGACACCGAAGAGGCCATCCAGGATTATGTGGCCGAAGCTGAGGCTCAAGAGGGCGATGAGTACTGGCTTGAGTTTGAGGACGCCGCCGAGTTGCTTGAGGACTTCGGCCTGTGGGTTGAGAACTACTACGATGTGTGCAAAGAGGCAGACGATGGAACCGACTAACCGCTGGCAGATTGATGATAACAACCATCCGTACTTCGATGGAGACCTCCACGAAGCCAAAGCGAAAGATACTCTCCAGGTGGTTACGGCGTACGAAATGCGCCCGGTGGCCGCTGAAATGGAGCGCGAGCTGCTCAAGTTCATAGAAGACGAGCTAGCCTTCCGTGGGAGCATCCAACAGCTGGCCGCTAAAGTTGCGCGTGGGCACCTTGGCCAAGACCGTCCACTGAACGACGACGATCGTGAGTACTACGAGCTGTGCGACTTGATTGTAGCCTACATTCGCCGGATGATGATCAGAGGCATCAAACAGGGGCTTGACTCAGGCTTACTGAGACGGTAACAAACGACACGTAATAGAGGTGACGAACGACCCGTACGAAATTTCGTCACCTCTATTATAATTGTTATCATGGAGACTAAGATCATGAAACAAAAACTCTGGCATTCCTCTACATCATTCACCCCCCGGCCTCAAACCGTGCAGCCAGCTAGCAGGTCTGGCTTTACAGGAGCGGCGGCGCGCCAGATGGCTATGTACGACCATCGTAAGCCCGGCGCTAACTTCAAGTGCCCCCGGTGCCGGCATTACTTCTACCTGACATACGGCAAGCTTGGAACCTTTAAGTTCTTTGCCGACCCGGAGTATCACTGCCGGGACTGCGCTAAGTTAGAGGGTTTCACCCCAGCGAAGTAAGTGTTAGTTAGTACGTGACAAAGATCACCTAATTTTTGGTATTTTTGTCACTGGTAATCGTTTGCGAATAAGCGTATACTTATATCATCGAACGCGCACACAAAATCTTATCCACGCGCGTTACAATATAGGCAAAAAAGGAGACAAAAATGCCTAAGACAAAGTCCACCCCCGCCCCTGAAGTCACCGACTTCACCTCGTTGGTCGAGAAGGCCCTTGAAGGCGCCGACACCCTGACCATCAAGCAGGCCGTTGCGATTAGCGGTCTCAGCGAGGTCTACATCCGCAAGGCCCTGAAGGCCGGCAAGCTCGTGGCCACGAAGGTGCCCGTC